GTAGACCCACTGAGGTATTGTCATAAGAAAGCTCATCGTGCTTTAATTCTTAGAAGGTCTATGCCAGAACTTCGTGAGATGATTGATAAGTCTCGTGAGTTATACCCACAAGCTTTTCCCGGTGCTAAGTTCAGAGAAGTTGAAAAGCTTTGGAACTTTCCAAGCGGTGCAAAGGTTGAGTTTGGATTCTTGGAACGAGATGCAGACGTATACAGATATCAAGGACAAGCATATAGTTGGATAGGCTTTGATGAGATTACTCACTTACCAACAGAGTTTAGTTGGAACTATTTAGCTTCACGACTTAGAACAACTGACCCAGAAATAGAAACATACCTTCGCTGTACTGCTAACCCCGGTGGTGTTGGTTCGCATTGGGTTAAGAAAAGATACATAGAACCTTCAAAACATAACACTAGTTTTCAAGGTGCAGACGGTTTAACACGTAAGTTTATTCCAGCTAAGTTAGCTGATAACCCTTACCTTGCAGAGGATGGTGTCTATGAGCAAATGCTTAAATCTTTACCACCGATTCAACGTAGACAGTTGCTCGAAGGTAACTGGGATGTAGCTGAAGGAGCTGCATTTGTAGAGTTTGACCCACTACATCATGTGATTACTCCGTTTGAATTACCTTTACACTGGGAAAGAGTTAAAGCAGTTGACTATGGATACGCTGCAGAATCCTGTTGTTTATGGGGAATAATGGACCAAAATGACGGAACTTTAATAATTTATAGAGAATTATACAAAAAAGGCTTGACAGGAGAAGAATTAGGTAGTATAATAACAAGTATGGAGCTAGAAGACCCTTACTCGGTCTCTGGTGTCTTGGATACAGCAGCATGGGCTAGAACAGGTACTACAGGACCTACTGTTGGAGAAGCACTTGTACGAGCAGGACATAAGCTTAGACCAGCAGATAAGAATAGGGTACAGGGTAAAATCCAGATACATGAGTTTCTAAAGGTTCAAGATAATGGTAGACCAAGGTTACAGATATTTAATACATGTCCGAACCTCATAAGAGAATTACAGTCTATACCATTATCAAAGAACAATCCGGAGGATGTGGATACACATGCTTCCGATCACGCATATGATGCATTGCGTTATATGATAATGAGTAGACCACGAATGGTAAGTACATTCGATAAGTTGAGAGGATTAAAAAGAGATATCCATCAACCGGCTGACTCCACATTTGGATATTAAAGTTTTATGGCAGACAACAATAATACATTTTTAAACGCTGATAATCTCTATCAAGATGTAGAAGGAGAAGCTGGTAAAAATCTTGATCTAGAAATAGAACAAAAAAGTAATCTTGTTGGTATTGTTAAAGCAAGGTTTCAAGTTGCTGAAGACTCTAGACGTTCAGATGAATCACGTTGGCTTAAAGCCTATGAAAACTACAGAGGACTTTACAACAAGTCTGTAAGGTTTAGAGACTCAGAAAAGTCTCGTATCTTTGTAAAGATTACTAAAACAAAAGTACTAGCTGCTTTTGGTCAACTTGTTGATGTAATCTTTGGTACAGGTAAGTTTCCAATTGGTATTACAGAAACTAAAATACCAGAAGGTGAATTAGCTAACGCACATTTAGATACTCAAACAGGTGCACCCGGATTAGAAAGTACAATGGGTGGTGGTGAGTTACCAGATGATATTGGTAACAGAATGGATAATCCATACGATGTTGGATACGAAGGTGATGGTAAAGTTCTTAAACCCGGAGCTACTTTCCAAAAAGGAATCTTTGAAGAAACTCTTGAAGATAAAGTAGAAGATCAATTGGTTGAAGGCTTTAGTCCTATACCCACAGTCTTAGAAATTTCTCCAGCACAGAAAGCTGCAAGGAGAATGGAAAAACTTATCCACGATCAAATAGATGAATC